CTTCGAACAAAGATTAAACAGTTTGCTTCTACAGTTTCTTTTAGCGGCAAGACTAAAGTTGTAATTTTAGATGAAGCAGATTACTTAAATCCTAATTCTACTCAGCCAGCTCTTAGAGCATTCATTGAAGAATTTTCTGCTAATTGTAGATTTATTTTTACTTGTAACTTTAAGAATAGAATCATTCCTCCACTTCATTCTAGATGTGCGGTGATTGAATTTAAGCTGGCTAAAGAAGATAAGCCAAAGATCGCTGCTAAATTTTTCAAGCGAGTAACAGAAATACTAAGTCTAGAGAATGTAGAATCTGATCCAAAGGTAGTTGCCAAGGTAATCGAAAAGCATTTTCCTGATTATCGCCGAGTCCTTAATGAATTGCAGAGGTATTCTGTATCAGGAAAAATTGACGAGGGCATTCTTGTCAATATGGGCGAAGTAAATATGACTGAATTAGTTACTTGCCTTAAAACTAAAGACTGGAAAAAGATGAGAGGCTGGGTTGTTAATAATATTGACAATGATCCTTCAACTATTATTAGAAAAGTTTATGATTCACTAACAGACCAAGTCGTACAAGTGCCTCAATTAGTTTTAATCTTAGCTGATTATCAATATAAAAGTGCATTCTGCGCAGATCAGGAAATTAATCTAGTAGCATGCTTGACAGAGATTATGGCTTCGGTAGAATTTAAATGAGATACTTTATGGAAAAATTAAGAATAGCTGGTATAGAATATAAGGTCGAGATGTTATCAGCCGAGGAGATGAAGGGACATCTTGGGCTAGCAGATTATAATAATCAAAAGATTATGATTAATAAAGAAGCAACTGAAGCTACTCAACAGATTGCTTTTATACATGAAATACTACATATTCTCGATAAGTCATATAATATAAAGCTTAGTGAAGAACAAGTAATCTATACCGCACAAGCATTAGTAGCACTGGTGAATGATAATCCGGAGTTTAGATTATGAGTTTATTTGGTGAACCTGTACAACAATATAAAGAAAATCCATGGAAAGCTCCGGCTATTACTCCTTTTGACTTTATAAATGCTATACACTACACTAAAGATAATCTAATTGTAGATGACTGGTCAGAGAAGCAGTATAACCCATACATAGTAAATAAAGGATTATCTTATGGGCAGGATACTATTATTCCGGCCAATGAGATGAATTCAAGACCCCACTTGGATAAAATACTTCAATTTTCGTTTCTAATAAATATAATTAGGCCTAAAAAAAGATTTAATAAATGGTTGAAGGCTGAGAAAATTGAGGCGTTAGAAGTTATTAGGGAATACTATGGTTATAGCAAAGAAAAAGCCCGTCAAGTACTTCCGCTTCTAAACGATGAACAACTTGAAATAATAAAAACAAGATTAGTTAAAGGTGGTAGAAATGGCGGATGATTTGTTTCATATTGATTTTCCTGGATATGCTCCTCTAGAAGTAACACTCACTCATCCAGATGACTTTCTTAAAGTAAGAGAAACTTTAACTAGAATAGGTGTAGCATCTAGAAAGGACAAAGTCTTATATCAATCCTGTCATATATTACATAAACAGGGTAGATATTTTATAGTTCATTTTAAAGAATTATTTGCTTTAGATGGTAAGCAAGCTGATCTAACAGACAACGATTTACAAAGAAGAAATACGATTGCTAAATTACTAGTGGACTGGGGTTTGATTAAAATCCTAGACGCACATTTATTTAATGATATGGCTCCATTGTCACAAATTAAAGTCATCGCTTTTAAAGATAAGGATGACTGGGATTTACAAACTAAGTATAATATCGGTAAAAAGAAGCAGTCTGCGGTATAAATAATAATATCCCCGGGATGGGACTAGCAGTCCGAGGAAAGGCTAGTAAAATATTCCTCGGGCCAATGCCTTTTGGGTTGGCAATTAAACTCGCTTAATAGGAGAACTAAAATGACACTACTTCTGAAAAATGGATCCTTTGATATGTTTAAAGATATGGACAAGTTTCTTGTCGGTTTTGATGAAACCTATAATCGCATGGCAAAATTCCATGATGATCTAACAAAAAAC